GAGCCCGTTCAAGTCGCTGGGTGGACACACGCCTGACCAGATCCGGCGCTCGAAGGTCATCCTGTGGGAGGGCCACTGTTCGGTCCACACCCGCTTCTCGGTCAAGCAGATCGAGGCGGCCAGGCAGAAATATCCGGACGTGAACATCCTGGTACACCCAGAATGCACCAACGAGGTCGTGACATCAGCCGACTTCGTGGGCTCCACGGAGTTCATTGCCAGCAAAGTGCGAGAAGCGCCGCCTAAAAGCAAATGGGCTATTGGTACTGAAATAAATCTTGTTAATCGTCTAGCTCAAGAGAATAAAGATAAGATAGTCTTCTGCTTAGACCCTATTGTATGTCCTTGTTCCACTATGTATCGTGTTCATCCCGCTTATTTGTTATGGGTACTAGAAGGATTGATGGCTGGCCTGGTCATAAATCGTATTAAGGTCGAAGTAGACGTTGCTACCGAAGCCCGGACTGCTTTGAGGCTAATGCTTGAGAACTCCTTGTAATCAAAAACTTATTAGCTATGGCGGTAAAAGAATAATGATCGGCGCCCTAAAACAATTCAACTAAATTTCTTTATATATCTATATATAGATAGTCTATATATGAATAGCAGAAAGAGGATGTTTTAAGTTTTTTCTACATGATATAATCATATATCATATATAACCATAAATCTATAAATCAATACTAAGCTGGGTATATCAAAGAACATGAAGAAGCTATTCTTAATTGGTTTAATTTCCTTTCAGGCGAAATAAATGACGTTAGTCTACGAAAAATCTAGAATTAAATATCCAAAGGGAACGTTTATTTTTGTAAATGCGAAGAATAGCGATTTGCATGGAAAGATCGGGATTATACAAGATCACTTGAAATCACGCCCGCCGTTTTCTCCAAATATCGTAATAATCGTAAGATTCGAAGAAGGATTGTATCATCTCTTTGAACATGAAATTATGATTGTTTCAGAAGTACTAAATGATTTACGAGAATATTAAAAATTTAATTGAATTACCACTTCCTTGCCCGAGTTGCAAGGAACGTTTGTTTTTCCCATATAAGCACGATCAGCGAGCAAAGTGTATTGGATGCAAGCGGATTTGGAGGATAGAAGATGATGAAAAAAATGCCTAAATCTAAAGAAGAAGAGCAAGCAGTCGAAATAAGAAATAAGCTTTATCATGCTATTCGTTTGCATATGCAGCTTATTGCTATTGATTTAGGATTGGAATTTCAAGATAATGTTGTTCTTCAGCGCCCGGGCGGAAGCATCAAAGTCTCGTTTTCTTTTAAAGACGTGAATTCTAAAGAAAACGAGACTTTTACCCCGAGAGATATCACAGCTCGTTCAATCTTAGAGATATAACTAGCCTATTTACAAATCGATTTCTATGTGTTATAATGGATTTAAGTTAAAGGAGAAAACACTTAAAATGAGAGTTTTAATTTGTGGTAGTCGTTATTGGGAGGGAAGGGAGGAGATTCGCGAGAAAATCACAAAGCTCTTTGATGAGAATAAGCATGATATGCTTGTAATACATGGGGCTGCTCGCGGTGCCGATACGATTGCTGGCGAGGAAGCTAGCAAATTAGGAATTCCAGTTGAGGCATATCCTGCTGATTGGAAAAAGTATGGTCGGGCTGCTGGCGCAATTCGTAATACAAGCATGATTTCAATTGGAAAACCAGATCTTGTATTGGCTTTCCACGAAGATTTGAATAAATCAAAAGGAACGGCAAATATGGTACGGCAGGCTAGAAAAGCTGGAATACCTGTAGTTATCTATGGAGGTAGCTGAATGGGGGCCGAGGTCAATTGGGGCTGAGCCTATTTACAACATGATTTTCTTGTGATATTATAGTTTTATCGACCAACACAAGTGGAGTAAAGGAAAGGAAAGGGATATGACTCTAGAAGCAGTTAAGGAAATTGTAGCAGACTGGATTTTGGTGACCTATGACTTGCCTTCTACTAAAGAAGGATTGGCTCGGAGGCATGACTTTCTCCGGGCGGGAAAGTATGCAGGGGCGGTACAACACTCTGAGAGTGTATACTACATGCCCATGACTCAGGTAGCCGTTGAGGCAATCACCAAGCTTTCTGAGGGGTCTGGAGGAGCGGTCTTCGTTTGGTATACCCAGGCGGCATCTGAAAGCCTGGCTCAACAGTTGACCACGGTATACGACAAGCAGGTTCTTGAGTGGATTGAAAAGGTAGGGGAGCGGGTTCCAAAGATTTCGGAGCACTTGGCCAAGGGGCACATGAAGATGGCTTCCAACATGATTGAGAAGACAGAGGAAGCATTGGATGTATTGCTCGGAATCATTATTCGGCGGGGAAGTCAAAAGCTCTTCGAATCCTACCAGTCTGTGAAGAAGCACTTGAATGAGGTAGCAAATTAACTAAAAGAAGAAGGGGACTTACGATAATTCTACGGGTCCCTGTCTGAGGAGGGGACCCGTAGAATAGGAACAAGAAGGAGATGTGTATGGTTTGCGTCAAGTGTAATCGCCCTTACATCATGGGGAACTTCATGATCAAGACTGTCGACGGTTGGAAGCATATGGGTGGTTGCCCACGTTAGCTTTCAAAGTTTACAATCTACTTTCCATGTGATATAATGATTTCACGTTAAAACACAAAACGGAAGGAAAGGTGTGGGGTGATGGAGAATCGGGAAGCTATTCAGAAGTGGGTCAACGCGTTGCGTTCGGGGCGGTTTATTCAGAGAAGGGGGGCGCTTAGGATCGATGTTCCGCATCGGTCGGAATACTGTTGCTTGGGTGTCGCGTGTGAGGTGGCGATTGAAAATGGTGTGGATGTGAAGCGGAAGATGGCGACTCGTGTCAGTGATGTTGAAAGTTGGACTTACGATGGCGAGGGCAATTTTCTCCCGCCATCTGTGGTGAAGTGGTTGGGCTTGAAGTCCCGCAACCCTTTTGTCGATTACGACAAGTTTCCCAATGGCTGTCCCCTTACGGTTGCCAACGATGGGGAATACTTGTCGTTCGTGGATATAGCGGGGCTGATAGAGAGGACGTTTTTGATTAAGGATTAATCCTCAGGGAGCATGAATCATAGCTCGGGTCGAGTTTACAATCTACTTTCCATGTTATATAATGATTTCACGTTAAAACACAAAACGAAAGGAAACAACAAATGTCAACAGGCACAAAACTAGTCAAGTTCGATATGGAGCCAGTAAAGGTAAAGGATTTGATTGCAGCCCTTGAACTATTCGACCAAGATCTGGAAGTCTTTGTGGATGGGATGTCGGGAGACCGCGGGATTATGCAGATAGACCTTGATACAACCCAAGAGATTCCCGTGGTTCTCATCGAGGGAGACCCCAGCGATATGAGCTCGTGTTGCTCCGGGCCGAATTGTACGGCTTGCGGAGATTCTGATAATCCATAGATTGTTTACAATCATTTTTCTATGTGATATAATGATTTTAAACAAACAACAGGAGGGGGTTATTTGATGTCTGACTTTGAAGATTGGCACGATCGAGATTCATATAATCCGAAACCCTGGTGGGTAACCTTATTGCAGTTAACGTGTATCGTATGTACAGTACTTATCTGGTGGAGGATTATTACTGAGCCTCGCGACCCAAACACTGGTAACTAACAATAAAAACGGAGGAGGAGCAACCTGAAGGAGGAGCAACCTAAAGGAGGAGCGGCCTGAGGGAGGAGCAGCCTGAAGGAGGAGGAGCAATCCTATTTACAAATCCATTTTTACATGATATAATGGGGAGGACTGCGGGCCGTTCTACTGGTCCACCACAACTGTGGACCAGTAGAACTGGTTATGTACATTCGACTTCTAATATGATACAATATATTCTAGCATCAGTTCCTCTGGGGGAATTCGAATGAAATACGTCGTGACATACAATCGGGCTCATGGTCGGTGCTTCTGCAACTTGAAGACTGACATCTTCAATCACAGGTCATGTGAGGAATGTGGTCCTGTTGGTCATTGTGAAAGACCAACTAGACAACTCAGGGCAATTGGCGCGTTGGCGACTCGGTCGCGACAAATTGAGTTGACATAGCCTATTTACTTTTATAGAGAACCATATATAATTAACCATGTGGTTAAACAAACTAGTGAAAGGAACGAGACAAATGGGTTCAAAGGTTGTAGCTATTAGGCCTCACGGCCGGGGATCTCTCCGGTACCGGGCGATTGGTGAGTTCGAGAACGGGTACAAGGCAGTTCAGGGTGTCGAGAAGTTTACGGATGACTTGAGGGAATCCCATCGGTACATCCCGTGGGCCAATGACTTCGAGTTGATCGTGACCGGAAAGACTTCTAACGTCCAATTCAATCAGTTTGTTACGAATGGGGAGATCTCAGTCGAAGCAGTCGAGCAAGCAGTAGGACGAAAGGTTTACAGTACGTAAACTTCCTGCCGAGAGTTGGAAGCTCTGTAGGCCCGTTAAAACTGAACTTCCATTGTTAAAAACTGGAGAGCTCTAGCAGGATTGTGTACTAGAGGGAATATATTTCAGCCCCCGTTAACTGAAATATAGGAAAACTAACACGAGGCGTCACGTTCCACGCCTACTCCAGCATCAGAGGTTTTTGGTGAGAGAGAATACAAACCTTCGGACTTGTTAGCTTCTTTAGGCGCGAGAAGCAGGCCGGATACCGGCTTTAAAATACAGGTGAAACCAAAAACCTCTGTCCAAAAAGGTGATATAATTGTTCTACGGGTCCACGGTTGGTGTGGACCCGTAGAACAGGGTGTACATTTGATTTTCAATATGGTACAATATACTTCAAATATCATTATGAGAAAGTCATACGGAATAATATTAATCAATCAATTTGGAACTAAGGTTCTTCTTAAAAGGCAACGCCATAATTTTGGGGGTGTTCTGTGGACTTTTCCTAAAGGCCATCAAGAAGATAAGGAAACTCCGCGCCAAACAGCTCTTCGTGAATTATGGGAAGAAACTCATATGGTTCCGTTAAGTATGATACGTTTAAGTGGAAAGTATTATGGAACTACAACTGTTTCGAGATACTTTATTGGCGTGTCTACAGAATCAGCAACTCCCAATACTTCTCTTTGGAAAGTCCCTGTTCTGGGTTCCTTATTGAACTTTGAAACTCTAAGTCTTCGTTGGGCTTCATGGGATGAAGCTAAATATTTGATTTCACTGTCTCCTAATCAAATATCTCGAGATCGTGATCTTCAAGTTCTTAATCGCGCCAAGAAAAACATTGTTAATGCTCTTAATTCCTTGTATTAACTATATTTCCTTTTATAAAGTTATGTGATATAATGTAAGCATCAACAAAAAACTTGGAGGAAATGAGATGTTAGAGTCAAAACAAGAAGGGGTTATCCAAAAGGTAGACAGTTCGGATCCCGTTGTTACCGATGATTCTAATTGGATAAATAATGCGTGTAGCTGTTGGGTTAAACGGGAATCTCCGCAATTTCGGTATATTATTCGCTGGGGTGCTCATAATCCATCCTGTAAAGTATTTCGGCCAACTCGCGATCCAGTCGATGCTGTTTACGACGCCAAAATGAGACTATGGTTTGAAAAGAGGCTCGAATGATTATCCATCCTCAAGATTTAATTCTGACTAAAAAATCAAATGATATTGTTACTGTTGCAGCCTTTAATCCTCAATTAACTTGTGTCGTGCGTGGACATATTATTACTGGAACTTACGTAATACGTAATGGTAAGGTAATCTGTTGTGCTCACTATCTTCGATCTTAATAGCTTTATTGGAATGGTGTACAATATAAAACTAACATGATATAATGATTCTCACACCAACTAAATGAAAGGAATCTTATATGAAAATCTCCCGCAAAACTGCAGTTTCCCTTATCCACGATACTCGAGATGCAGGCACCATCTTTGGCGTGACTTTTATTAAGAAGGATGGTACTGAGAGGACAATGTCTGCTCGGCTAGGGGTTCGTAAGGGGGTTAAGGGTATTGGCCTTTCGTATACTCCGGCTGATTACAACTTAATTGGTGTGTTTGATATGAATAATGGATTTCGCATGATCAACGTTTCGGGTCTTCGGAGGCTTAGCATTGGGGGAATAGAATATGAAATCATTCCTTAAAGAGATGTACAAAATTATTTAATTATGATAAAGTAAAGTATACTTTATCATAAAGGGAGGACAATTCTACGGGCCCACAGTTGGTGGTGGGCCCGTAGAATTTTAGTATGTACATTTTTTTCTGGTCCTGATATAATAATCTTGTTAATCTAAATGGAGACATCAAATGCAAATTACGAAGTCCGAAGCGTCCACAATTCTGATGTGTATTTCGACCCACGAAATGGAAGCTGACAAGTCCGAAACAACAGAAGCGTTGCGGCAAAAGATTTACAAGGCATTTCCACCATTGCTTAAGGCTCAGCAGCGTCAAGATCAGTGGGAGGAATTCTGGGGTAATACTGTTGAGCAGGATCCGCGAGTGCAATCTATTCGTAGTCAGATTAATCAGGTTAATGTGTTAACTGATATGCTTCGTAATCAGCCTAAAAATTATGAAGCTGGGCGAAAAAAGCTTGATGAGCTTTTTGATGAACTCTACTCAACTAAGAAAAAAGTCGCCGAAGAACTTTCTCCTAATGAAGCTAAACATTTGATTTCATCGTCTCCTATTAATCAAGATCTTGATCTTGATGAAACTATGAAAGTATGATGTTTAGTGCATCACTATGATGGTAACTCTTCTTTAAAAAAAGTTGGGGTAAGTATCATAGCTATGATATGTCTAGTCTTCCTAGTATGGAATGTTTTGCGGGTTCCTAAAAACGAAGACACCACTAAAAAATAGGATTTACAATTGTCCACCCAAGTGATATAATAATCTCATTAACTAAACAGGAGGGTTTACCAATGGTAAACAAATGGGATCGCCGGGACAACAAGCGCAAAAAGAAAATGAAGGTGGATGGGACTTCAACTAAGCTTCTTTGGAAGATTATTATCGAAAAATCAGATAGAGTTCGACAATAAGACTGACTAAGGAAAAATATATGAAACCGATTACTCCAAAGCAACATCAACTTGCTATTGCCAAACGTACACTTCGAATGCCAGATGCGATAGCAGGTGTAATGGGTGGGCCTACAAAAGCTGAAGCACAAGAGATTATTCAGAAACTAGAAGAGCTTGAAACCTTGGAGGAAGAAGAGTAACTCTTAAACCAGAAGGGGGGTGAGGCCGTAGAACAGAACACCCCTCTGAGGGGTGTTCTGTTCTACTGGTTGTATTTAGTACTCTTTTACAATTACACCACCATTAAACGGAAGGATAATTGTTAACGATTCTCGTTCTAGCCATTCCATAGCAGCGATTTCTTTTTCGTTCTCATCGACTTCGGATAGCTCACCTTCCTCGTCCGGATCAGGTTCATCCGGTTCATACCCATGTTCTTCTGCAGCCTCTAGTGCCGACTCATATTCAGTATACTGATCTCGAATTACTTCAACCTCTAGCTCTATGTCTACATTTTCGTTTTCTTCCATCTGTTCAATATGGTCGATGATTGCTCGAGCTCCTCTATAAGACCAATTGGCGTAACTATCTGCTAGAAGCATATCAACGGCTTGACTGGTTGTTAATGTCATTTTCATTATACTACCTCCTGATAATCAATCATATATTGTATAGTTTTCTGAAGTGTTACCAAGTGCTCGGGCGTCAAATTGTATAATGTTAGCATTATTCCTTTATCAACTGTGCCTGACCACAATTCGACCGAAACATCACTTAACTGAATGTTAATTTGATTCTCTGAAGTAGACAATGTTTTTGTAGGATAAAAAACTAAATGCATTTCTAAATCTCCAGGCTGCTAGTTTGGTTCTTTAACAATTGAAATGATGCCATATAAAGTCCACCCCCCAACCCAAGGGCATTGTCAAATGCGTCAATAGTGTATTTGTAGACTTGATTATCTGTAGCTCCCGGAAACCTATAACGTATGACAGTCTGTATCCAATCCCATGCTTGTATCATTTCTTGAATGTCGTTTTGTTCAGTTGTCTCGACCATGTTATAGCCCCCTTAGATCCCAACTTACCCCGGGATAGGCAGAAACTAGGATGAGGATCTAGCTTCTGCCTATGCCGCGATCAGTGAACTCTAGTCAATATCACTGGAGTTGAATCGATGAGACGCAGCACCGTCAATCGGTCGAACGTCGAGATCGTTCTTCAGATGATTTGGGAATCCAGTTGTCGCATCGTTCCAGCCTTTTCCTAGGGCAATTTGTGCAGCCTCGTATGCACTATGTGCGGGGACTAACCACTCAAATTCAACAACCTGCTTGACTATGTATTGCCGGACACCACCGCCCATAATTTCCTCCATAGCTCAGATCTCATATGCGGTTCACTTGCCGCGGGATGCACTGAAACGGTTTGCTTCAGTGCATGGCCGCGATTAGCGAATTCCTCGTCGAAGCTTATTCATGCATGAACCACAAAATCCCCACCGTTCCTTATACCGATAATAAAACCATGATGGCTTTTTGCACAACTTGCAAACACTAGTTGTCTTGACCCAATTACCATTCATGTTGTACTCCGTGGTTTATCAATAACCGTTTTTATTGATAAGGCCATTATATATAGTTGAAGAGGAGAAGTAAACCAGTTTACAAAGGAGAGAAAGTATGGTATAATGAAGAAATGAGTAAGAAGAGAATCCGTAGAACTTCCCATGGGATGGGAAGTTCTACGGATTATGCCACGAGGGGGATTTTTAAAATCCCCCTCTCATTCGTCGCTTCGCTGTTTACGGGTGTACGCGTTAGGACCCCGGCGCGTCTGATGGCAACTTTAGCTCCCACCAAGTGGGCCATATAACCGACGTTTCTTCGGGGCGAGTACCGTCGTCGTTGACGTGCGTCCTGCACGTGGCACAGATGCAAGCGTCGTCGGGTTCCTGTTCGGAGTCGGCTTCGAGCTGCACCGACTCGACCGGCGGGCTGAAGGTGTGCGTGTGGGTGGCGTGCGCTCCACAGTAGCACTCCCAATAGACCAAGACGGTGTAGTCGGGCCACAAGCCGCCATTGTCGATGTTGTTCTGTTCGATCTGTCTTGACCATGCGTGCCTGTGCGTTGCCATTTCCATTACCTCCTGGGCGTCGGTCAGGCGTCCCTCTAATCATTGCCCTCTTTGGTCGAGCCGATGCAGAACTGGCAGGTACATTCAGGGCCATTATTTGGGATCCTGGCGAAGCCGCTCAATCGTCTGCCGCAATTTCTCAATGGCTTCCTTGTTTTCCGGAGAAGGGCGCTTATACATCCCCCTTAGCGATTCTTCAAGGGCTTTGATCGCGTGACGTTGGCACATGCCGAGATACACGACCGGAGTCGGGCATGGATATCGATGTATGTTAGGTGGTTTTATGTATGGATCGCGCCTCACAATATCAACGGAGCATTTTTTCGCTTCGGAAACCTTCACTTTGAACCCCCACCGTTGCCAGTCAGGTACCAATAACCGTTTTTATTGGTAGGATTATTATATATGGTCTGAGGGGAGAAGTAAACCAGTTTACAGGGGCACAAAAGTATGGTATAATAAAGAAATGAGTAAGAAGAGGATCCGTAGAACTGAACCCTCCAGAAGAGGGTTCAGTTCTACGGATTATGCCACGAGGGGGATTTTTAAAATCCCCCTCGTGTGAAGCACTCACTTATGACACAGTGGAGAATTTACCAGGACCGTCAGTGTCGTTTTCAGAGGGCTTAATTCCTTCGTTCATAATTGCTAATCTAGCGGCCTTGCAATCTGATCGGAATTGGAATCCCCGCCCCATATACGACTCTCTTTCCATACCAGCAGTCACATCTGCAATTCTAGATGCTAATGTGAATGAACTAACACCATCTTCAAAGTCCCAGAGTGGACCCTTTGGATTATTTGGGTCATGCTTGAAACTTGTTCCTCCAAAGGTAAGGCCGAATGGTTCTCCGATTTTGTTTGCCTCTTCAGTTTTGATAATTCTGTGGCTACCAATATCGTTTTCTAGTCGATCAATGGCTGTGAGTTTCTCTTCTTTAGTACTCATTGTTACTCCGTTATTTGTTTTACCAATAACCGTTTTTATTGGTAGGATCATTATATCATATTGGGATCCATATGTAAAGGTGGTTTACAAAGGAGAAAAAGTATGGCAGTAGAACTGAACCCTCCAGAAGAGGGTTCAGTTCTACGGATTATGTCACGAGGGGGATAAAAATCCCCCTCGTGAATTTACTTCTAAGCCAAGTACTTTTCCCTAATTCTTTCTGCTATGTATGAAAATGAACGTCCATTATCGTTCAGTCTAGCATACTCCATAAAATCATTGTCATCATCATCCTCGGGAAACCGTTCTATTTCAATCCATTCGTATACTAGATCAGGAGGGAAAATATATTCGGCGTCATAACTAATATTCCAACCTTTAGGATAAAGCTCAGAATTATGGAGATTATCTTCTATTTCTAGGGGAACTCCATCTTCTATAGCAACTTCACATAAAACGCCCAAGCAACAATATAGATCTTTATTTCCTTCTTTTGTTCTAAGTGCATTCTTTCCTTGAGAAAACTTTCCAGATAGCAAAGCATCGACCCACTTTTGAATTCTTTCCTTATTTGCCATCAGAAACCTCCAGCGGTGGAGACCGCTTATTCTAAATTGTGGCTAGTCATTGAATACTCGGATAGTGTCTCCGGTACTATCTACAAAGTAGTCTACATGCTCAATCTCATTAGTGAAGGAGTTACGAACTATATTTGTGCGGAAAACTATGCCATAACGCCCAGCAAGCAATTTTTTTGGCCAGATCCCAGGAGGTAATCTGAGTTCTGAAGCTTCGATGGTTTTTACTTGTGACATTGTTGTTTCCTTTTTCCTCCTCCCCTCTCTTTCGAGAGGGGAGGATTTGGTTCAACCTCGTCTTGTTTTAGCTAGCGTCTACATATTTACAGACGGTTCGGAGAAGGTTATCGTAGTCACCGCTAGTTGCCTCGCGTTGGAATTCATTGATGTCGTCTATAGTTGCACCACCACGTCGCAAGGCTCGAGTTACCCGACCAAGAATAGAGAACGCGTTGCCATCTTCGCCTACTAGTTGGACCGTGATTTCCGGGTACTTAGGCGTGTAGCCTATCATGTCGGACCTCCGTTATTTGTTTTACCAATAACCGTTTTTATTGGTAAGACCATTATATACTGTCAAAGGGGAGAAGTAAACCAGTGTACAGGAGAGTAAAAGTATGATATAATGAAGATCCGTAGAACTTCCCATGGGATGGGAAGTTCTACGGATTATGTCACGAGGGGGATTTTTATCCCCCTCGTGTGAAGCACTCCTTTATACTACTTCTTGGTAAAGCCCATAGTCTTCGTCAGTTCCGAGACCAGCACTGCGGAGTACATCGGAATCGGCTTCTGCGTCTCTGCCACGGAATGGGTCGGGGTCGTAATCGTCTTGACTGTAGTAGTCTTCTCTTGCATTCTCGTCGCAAGTACACTGTGGCTTTGCGACTTGCTCAAGTTTTATCAGCAAAGACCGACTTACTAAGTCGTTCACGTTGTTACCAGGGATTTCCTGCTTGAGATAGGATTGCCGTCTCCAATCGTATATAACGTTATTGACAGAGTCAAGCAAGTCATCAGGATTGGGAATGAATTCTGGTGCGTTATCGCTGGCCAGGCATCTGGGGTGATGATCTTCTTGATTCCATGGAGCCCTTGGATCGTAAAAAGAACCGGGGGGATAGTTACCCATAGACGTACTCCTTGGTTTACCAATAATCGTTTTTATTGGTAGGACCATTATATACGGTTTAGGAGGAAAAGTAAACCAGTGTACAAAGGAGCAAAAGTATGGTATAATGAAGATCCGTAGAACTTCCCATGGGATGGGAAGTTCTACGGATTATGTCACGGGGGGGAATGAAAATTCCCCCCCGTGCGGTGAATTAAGGCCTGTAGTCGGCCGGGAAACCACACTCTATGTTCATTGCTGGGATTATCTGATCTCTCATTACTATCGAGTCCTTGGCCTTCTTGAGCACCCACCCAAGATCGTGTGGCTTCTCCAGAGAGTTATTCCAGACCTTTAGAGCTATCCCGATTTTCTGGCCAAGGTCCTTCATGTAGGAATCTTCGTTCGTTTCGTTCTTCCATACGTAGTTGACGATGGCATCGATGCTATTCATTGTTAAGTACATCATTTTAATCTGATCATCGACGTTCTTCATACTTACTCCTTAGGAGTTGCCTCCTATATAATGCAGGGTAAAAGTGCCCTGCAGTAGAATTGTAGAACTTTCCCTTCGGGAAAGTTCTACTGAATAGGACACGGGGGGAATTTTCATTCCCCCCGTGTGATGATTTAGTTGCAGCACCTCCTAGTGCATTCCTGGCAGCACTTGTCCTCGCACTTCCGGGTCACCGGGATACAGCCATGGTGTTCGTGCTTCTTGTTGTACTCATCTATGGTTTCAGAGAGGCATTGAGCGATGCCTGCAGCCTCTTCCATCTGGCCACAATCGCCGTGGGTATATGCCCTCATGGACTTGATTCCACTGATCAGGTCATATCTCTTGTAGAAGTGGCATGCCTCGATCAGGAAGTCACAGAAGTGGCAGGTCACTCGGGAGGTGGGGCAGAGCTTAGGAGCTTTCTTCCCCTTTGTTACCTTCCAGACCCACTCTCCTTTGATGAGCTTCCAATTGCCTCCCTCGTCACACATAGCAGGTGCGGTCTGAATCCAGACCCCCTTGATGAACTTCCAACCGTGCATGAAGTCTGCCATGCTTACTCCTTAGGAGTTGCCTCCTATATGTTTTTGCCAGAGCAAAAGTGCCCTGCAGTAGAATTATAGAACTTTCCCTTCGGTAAAGTTCTACGGAAGTGGGCACAGGGGGGAGGAGCCCCCCTGTGCGATGGACTAGGATTCGATCAGGTGGAAGTCACCCACTGGACATGTCTCTGTTCCATCACAGATTACCATCTGCGGGTTCATGAGAGCTTTCCAGATGAGGTTGAGGTCCTTCTTCAGATGAAAGACGTGCTCATGTGGTCTGCCGTTCATAACGGCGAAGTCATTGTCTTCCTTCATCCTGAGGTCTTGGAGCCACTCAATAACGTCCTGTCGATTGAGCTTTGTAGCTGCAAGCCATATGGCTGCATCCAAAGCATTAAAGAGTTCAGGTTGCATGGCCGTACTCCTTAGGAGTTGCCTCCTATATTGTTTTTACCGAGAATTCGCTCGGTAGTAGAATGGTAGAACCCCCCTTCGGGGGGATTCTACTGGAAGAGGGCACGGGGGGAATTTTCATTCCCCCCGTGTGAGGATTTAGCTAGGCTTTTTGATGCAGGCTACCCCACCTTCCTCGCCAGGATCTCGCATGTCGAAGATCCAAACACCACCGTCCAAGATTTTCTCGACTGCTGCCTTATCTTCGGAGAAGCTTTGAATCATGTCAGCCACTTGTTCTACCAGATCAGGCACAGTCTCAGCATTCTGAGTGAGGTGATTGATTTTCTCAATCAGGTCATCTCTGCCATAGAAGCGGAAGAACGCTATAAGAGCGGAGCAAAGGGGACACTCCATTGTCCATTCTCCTTTTAGGGGTTACCCCCTATATTGTTTTTACCGAGAATTCGCTCGGTAGTAGAATTATAGAACTTTCCCTTCGGTAAAGTTCTACGGAAGAGGGCACGGGGGGAATTTTCATTCCCCCCGTGTGAGGGCCTAGGATAGTTTTCGGTTAGTGGAAATGTGCCACCAAGTTGGTGGGCACTTCTTGTGGATCCAGCCATTCTTAGTTTTGATCATTCTGAAGGAACCCTTTCTGCTTAGCACATTGCACTTGATGCAAATCATTGCTGTCTCCTTAGGGGTTACCCCTATATATTACCAGGGCGAGTGCCCTGCAGTAGAATGGTAGAACTTTCCCTTCGGTAAAGTTCTACGGAAGTGGGCACGGGGGGAATTTTCATTCCCCCCGTGCGGGAGCTTACTGTGCCTCTTCGAGATTGATTGGGTACTTAGTTCCCCAGCGGTCCTTCCACTCCTGGGTGAACTTGGTTGGGTCATCGGTGGCCAGAGGGTACTCTGGGTAATCCTCCGCCCCAATCATCATTCGGAGCTTCGTACCCAACTCTCGGAAGAATCGCCAGTCACTGTGTGGGATGCCAGTGTACTCCCGGCGAGCACACATGATGTCACAGTGCCTAATCAAACTCATGATCTGTCCATCATTGCGATGGGAGAGGTCGACTGGAAGGAACTTCGCTGCCGCCTCTTCCGCCGTGTATAGACGGTTGTTCATGCTTGTCTCCTTAGGAGGTATTGTTTTTGCCAGGGCGAGTGCCCTGCTCAGTAGAATTATAGAACCTTCCTTCGGAAGGTTCTACTGAATAGGGGGCACGGGGGGAATTTTCATTCCCCCCGTGCGGGAGCTTACTGCTGTGTTTCCACGCTTTCAGGGAGTGGAGATTGCTTTCCCTCGATAGCGAATGAGCATTTTATTGAGCAGCACCATCTGTCATTGAACTTGAAGTCGGATGGGCTCCCACATATTGTACATGCACCGTACTTAAAGTGCCAGGTACCGTCTGTCCACAGACGAGTCCACCAAACCATTTGTTGCTTCATGCCGCACTCCTTTTAGGGGTCGCCCCCTTTATAATGCAGGGTAAAAGTGCCCTGCAGTAGAATGGTAGAACTTTCCCTTCGGTAAAGTTCTACGGAAGTGGGCACAGGGGGGAGGAGCCCCCCTGTGCGATGGACTAGGATTCGATCAGGTGGAAGTCATTCACTGGACACACTTCGCTCTCTGCTCCATTGCAGATTATCATCTGCGGGTTCATGAGAGCTTTCCAGATAAGACCGAGATCCTTCTCCAGATGAAAGGTGTACTCATGTGCTCCCCCGTTCATGGTGGAGAAGTCATGGTTTTCCTTGAACTGGAGGTCTTGGAGCCACTCAATGACGTCCTGTCGATTGAGTGTTGTGGCTGCAAGCCATAGGGCTGCATCCAAGGCCTTATAGAGAGAAGGTTGCATGGCCGTACTCCTTAGGGGTTACCCCCTATATTGTTTTTACCGAGAATTCGCTCGGTAGTAGAATGGTAGAACCCCCCTTCGGGGGGATTCTACTGGAAGGGGCACAGGGGGGAGGAGCCCCCCTGTGCGATGGACTAGGATTCGATCAGGTGGAAGTCACCCACTGGGCACACTTCGCTCTCTGCTCCATTGCAGATTATCATCTGCGGGTTCATGAGAGCTTTCCAGATGAGGTGGAGGTTCTTCTCCAGATGAAAGGTGTACTCATGTGCCCCACCGTTCATGGTGGAGAAGTCATGGTCTTCCTTGAACTGGAGATCTCGGAGCCACTCAATGACGTCCTGTCGATCGAGCTTTGTGGCTGCAAGCCATATGGCTGCATCCAAGGCCTTATAGAGAGAAGGTTGCATGGCCGTATTCCTTTTAGGGGTTATCCCCCTATATTACCCGAGCAACGCTCGGTAGTAGAATGGTAGAACCCCCCTTCGGGGGGATTCTACTGGAAGAGGGCACGGGGGGGATGGAGTCCCCCCCGTGTGAGGATTTAGCTAGGCTTTCGCTACCCCACCTTCCTCTCCAGGGTCTCGCATGTCGAAGACCCAAACACCACCGTCCAAGATTTTCTCGACTGCTTTCTTATCTTCGGAGAATTCATGAATGATGTCATCCACTTGTTCTACCAGATTAGGCTCAGTCTCAGCATTCTGAGTGAGGTGCTTGATTCTTTCAATCAGGTCATATCTGCCATAGAAGTCGAAGAACGCTATAAGAGCAGAGCAGAGGGGACATTCCATTGTCCATTCTCCTTTTAGGGGTCGCCCCCTTTATAATGCAGGGTAAAAGTTCCCTGCAGTAGAATGGTAGAACCCCCTTCGGGGGGATTCTACTGGAAGGGGCACGGGGGGAATTTTCATTCCCCCCGTGTGAGGGCCTAGGACAGTTTTCGGTTAGTGGAAATGTGCCACCAGGTTAATGGGCACTTCTTGTGGATCCAACCTTTCTTAGTCTTGATCATTCTGAAGGAGCCCTTTCTGCTTAGCACATTGCACTTAATGCAAATCACTGCTGTCTCCTTAGGAGTTGCCTCCTATATGTTTTTACCAGAGCAAAAGTGCTCTGCTCAGTAGAATGGTAGAACCCCCCTTCGGGGGGATTCTACTGGAAGAGGGCACGGGGGGAATTTTCATTCCCCCCGTGTGAGGATCTAGGAAAGCAGGTGCCAACTACCACTGCATGGTGATCCATCGCAGACTGTCAAGCTGGGATTCCTGAGAGCTCTCCAGATTTCGTCTATTTCCTCATCTGGATTAACGAGGTGTTTACGACCCGTGTTCTCGATGTAGTCGTCGTCAGTCATCATCCTGATTTCGACGATCCGATCGAGGAGATCATTGCGCTTGAGCTCCTTCGCCATAGACTCTAGGCCAGAATAAAGCACCTTTAAAAACTCGTTCTTCATACTTACTCCTTAGGGGTAGTCCCCTATATAATGCAGGGTAAAAGAGCCCTGCAGTAGAATGGTAGAACTTCCCTTCCCCTCCCAGAGGGAGGATGATGAAAATTCTACTGGTTATATATAATGAAAAAGAACTTATTGGCTTTAGAGTAAACTTTATTAATGGCCATATTCGTCATTTTGTGTTTTTTAATTGATTTTAAGTCTATATCAATTATCTTGACTTATAACTTATGATTGTTCTATTGCCTGCCGGCATTATTAAAAACTTCAATATTTTTTAAATATTTCTTTATCCTTTGATTTTCCTTTGGCTTTAGACTCAAATACGTGGTTTAACTTTCCTGGCGGTTAGGCTATATCTCGGTAATCTAATCGTTGGCTCTCTAATATGTAAAATATAAATAAGGGGATGGACAATACTTTCGCATAAGCAATTTATGAGTTGTTTATGAGCTCCTCAGGTCTTTTTTTGGAAAACAATTTTTTTAAAAAAAAGTCTGGATTATAAAATTGTAGTGAAACTAGAATTGGGCTATATGCTCGAAAGGAAATGTGCAGATATGAGGAGGATGTATGGGTTGGATTGGAGTTGATTTTGATGGAACATTGGCAATGTATGATTATTGGAGGGGAATTCATCATACTGGTGAACCAATTCCTCTTATGGTAGAAAGAGTTAAAGATTGGATTTCAAGTGGAATTGAAGTTAAAGTTTTTACGGCGAGGCTCGATGATGGAAATAGAGAATTTGCAGTAAGAATTATCCAAGAGTGGTGTCTAAAACATATAGGCCAGGAGTTGCCAGTAACAAATGTTAAAACCATGTCAATGATTGAATTGTGGGATGATAAAGCGGTGCGAGTCGAAAAAAATACTGGAAAAAGAGTGTGTTATTAATTAAATGGCATTAATTCAAATTATACAAGGATCCTTTGTTGGCTGTAATTGCCATCAAAATCTCAAAATCCTCGGCGCATCCGGAGATATTCTGCATGTTAAAATTGATGGCCAGTTTATTATTATGCCTGATGATCAGGATATTCCAGAAAAATGCCGAACATTCTATTTTAAAAAACATGACGCGAGGTGGATACGTCTTCTTTCAGAAGAAGATGTGATACAATTTCTTAAAGACAAGGAAGTTAACATTGAGGTTATGTGAAAATGAGACTTGAAGCTAGACTTTTATCATCAAATGGAAAAACAGTTCATACTGTTACTTTCGACTCCGGCAGATATTCTTGTACATGCCAATCATGGAAGATTAAGCTAAAGCAGCAGTCTGATTGCAAACATATTATTGAAGGGCGTCTAAATTGGTTTAAGACGAATAAGAATCTAATTAAATGAGAATTTATTTGGCTGGGCCATTATTTACTTCATATGAAAGACGTTGGAATAGAGATTTAGCGCGAAGTCTTGAAAAACTTGGAGAATTTGTTTATCTTCCACAAGAACATGAAGAAAGAGAAGCAAACGCAAAATCTATATTCTTAATGAATATAGATAGCCTTAATCTTTGTCAAATTCTTGTTGCCAATCTAGATCAACCTGATCCAGATTCTGGTACTTGCTTTGAAGTTGGATATGCCTTTTCAAAAGGTATTCCAATCTTCTATTATAGAACAGATTTTAGAAAAATGGCAGAATTTGTGGGGGGCGAAGTAAATCTTATGCTTGAAATGGCCGGAGAACGAATTGATTCTGATTACAATACTGATCCAGCTTCTCTTGCAAAGAAGATCAAACAGGCTATTTACAAGTAATTAGAGATATAGTATAATGTATTTATAGTCAATACTTTAACTATAAAGAGGAATGAAATTGAAAGCTCTTATTAATCAGGATAAATTAGACTTCTTTCTTCAAAACAATCAGAATGTTCTTATAGAAGGTGGTCATGGAGTTGGAAAGACCGCCGTTGTTAAGCAGGTATTTGATAGGGCTAAGCTTAAGGCAAAGTATTTTTCTGGGGCTACCCTTGATCCTTGGGTTGATTTTATCGGTGTGCCAAGACCAGTTATTGATACTTCAACTGGGCAGACAGTTCTTGATCTAATTCGTCCAGTTGAATTTCAAAACGATGAAATTGAAGCAATCTTTGTTGATGAGTTTAACAGAACTCCAAAGAAGGTTCGTAATGCTCTCATGGAACTCATGCAGTTTAAGACTATTAATGGAAGGCCTTTCAAAAAACTTCGAGTTGTATGGGCGGCGATCAACCCTGATGATGAAGAAAAGTATGATGTTGAAAGCATTGACCCAGCACAAAAAGATCGTTTTCACATTCATATCGTTGTACCCTACAAACCATGTCCAGTTTATTTTTCTATAAAGCACCCGGAAGTTGCAGCTGCAGCAATTGATTGGTGGGGTGAACTTCCAGAAGAAGCCAAGGAACTGATCTCTCCGAGAAGATTGGATTATGCCCTCGATCTTTATAAGATTGGTGGAGATCTTCGAGATATAATTCCTCATTCTTGCAATATCTCCAAGCTTCTAACTGCTTTTACAGAAGGACCGATGAGGAAACGACTTGAAACCATGTATGAAAACTTGGATGCCAAAGAAGCTAAAAAGTTTTTCTTGAATGAAAATAATTATGCTTCTGCATCTTCTTATGTTATTAAGAATGATCTATGGAGGGAAGCATTTCTTCCATTCTTCCCACTTGAGAAGCTTTCTTCGCTTGCTTCGACAGAAGACTTGGCATTAGCCAAGATGGTGGAAAAGGTTAGAGCGGTTCCAGATTTCAAGGAAATTCTTGTTCAAAAGTTTAAGATGGGAAATCAAAAGTTAGAAGAAAAGATTATTAATTTGGTTGATCACTACCACGGAGTTGATAAGAATTTAGTTATTCGACTCTTAAAGGGAACCCATATTAATCCAAAGGGTTGGATTGATGAGCTTCAGTCAACCAAAAATGCTACTGAGCGTGTGCAATTATTCAATGATTTCAAGAAAACGATAGTCGCAGGTAATTCATTTGATGTAACAGCACATGGATTAATGTTTGTTCTTACATTGATTAAGTTCTCTTCTCCCGTTACTATCAAGTCTTTTGATGGTTTGGCAGAGACTATAAACTTGATTTTAAAGAACTTTGAAGCAGTTGGAAATCCAATTTCTTCGATCATAAAGGCTGATATTGCATTTACACCGGCTCTAGAAAAACTTAAGGAGCACAAGGAGATTTTCGACGCACTTCTTCCAGAAGTACAGAAGGCAATATAATGGCTGAAACTCTCTCTAAAAAAGATAAAGATCTTGTAGTTAAAGATTGGATTCCACCGAAGGAGTGGCTAATTTCGAAAGACGAATTTAGAAAGTACTCTCGGGAGTTGGAATTACATCATTCAATTTTCTATCGTCTTTGGGAAATGGGAATTCCATTACCAGACTTTAGACTAGAAACTGCAGCTGTTTTATACGACGAAAGCGGAGAAGTTATTAACTTCGTCTTTAACCCAGATTTCTGGAGAAAAAATGACGAATATACAAGAACATTTATTCTAGCCCATGAAATGCTTCATATTGTTCTTCATCATGGGTATCGTAGTTCATTTCTTCCAAACAAAAGCGTAGCCAACGTTGCCCTTGACATTGTTGTCAATGAAACTCTTGTTTCTGGCTTTGGTTTTAACAGGGAGAAAGTCAAAAACTGGAAAAACTTATGTTGGATAGACACAGTTTTTGTTGGAGACAAAGATGTTCAGATTGGGCAAACTTTTGAATATTACTACGACAGACTTCTTAAAAAAGCTGAAGAAAACGGAGCTGGCGGTAAAGAACTAGACAACCTTATTATTGTAGATTCTCATAAACATTCTTTTGACGGAGAAAATTCTCCAAAGAATCAAAAGACTATCAAAAAACTCGGAGAAGAAATGCCTCAAGATGAAATTGAATCAATTGAGCCATTGATTGATCAGCATGATTCTTCTTCAAAGGAAGCCGGTTCAAATTCTCTTGGTCAATGGATTTTTATTCGAAATAAGCCAATTGTTCGAAAGAAGAAGTGGGAAACCGTCATTAAGAAGTGGGCCATTTGGTCTTTAAAAACTGTTGAGCGAGAAGTAGAACAATGGGCCCGTATTCCAAGGCGTCTTGCTAGCCTACCAGATTCAATGATGCTACCAACTAATATGCCAACTGATGTACCTTTGGATAAATCAAAGATTTCAGTTTGGTTCTTTATTGACTCATCTGGTAGCTGTCTTGGCATGACTGATCGATTCTTTCATGCCGCTCAATCTTTGCCACCTGACAGGTTTCAAGTTAAACTAATGTCATTTGATACAAAAATATATGACCTAGATATAAAACGCCCACGACTTCGTGGAGGAGGTGGTACTGATTTTTCCATCATTGAGCAGTATATTCAAGCTAAGTGTAATGGAAACTATCCTTTAGCTGTATTTGTTTTGACAGATGGTTATGGAACTCCAGTTAATCCTGAAAAGCCGAAGAATTGGTATTGGTTTTTGTCAGAGAATTATCGTACATTTACTCCAAAAGAATCCAATATTTATCTTCTTTCAGATTTTGAATAAGACATGAATCAAATTAAATGCGATAGATGCCCAAAAACATGCACCGCAATCTATGTATTTGATTCTATCAAGATATCTATTGAATTTGGTTCTGGTTCCAAGAAAGACGTTGTTCTTTGTTTTTGTTGCTTTAATGATCTTCAATTTGAAGATTTTATGAAAGCTATTCCTTCAGTAGAGACTCAAATAGACCAATAGTTTTTTTAAACTATGAATATTTGAATATAATCAATAGATTATCGTTAAATATTAACGAGGAGGGTTTATTGTGTCTTTTGATTGGCTACATAAAGATGTCGTGAACAATCCATCTTTTTTAAATGCATATATTAAAGAATATTCTAAGTTAAATGAATCTAAACCAATTCCAAGAGATCATCACGTATCTATACCTCCAACTTCTTTAGAAGCTGTAGAGAAAGAATTACATCCTTATTTTTTTGATAAATCTTACTGGAATATCTTTCTTGAAAATCATCATTTAACAGATCCAGATATTAAGAAAGATATTAATAGTCTCATTAAAATGCTAATTGATGGTGGAGAACTTAAAGACGAAGCTGAAATAATTATTAAGAATGAAATAATTAAGGGTAGTATTCTTGGTCGAGCACTTGAATTAACTTCTCGTTTTGAAACAACTTTGATAGATCATTGGTTTAATACATTTGAAAAACGTAAACAAAAAGCTTCTTCAGATTTCAATCAGAAATGGCGTGGAGAAGACCACGATCTTTATGTTTCCGTCTATGGCCCAGATCTCATTGAAGCTAGAAAAATATATCTTAAGAAAAAGAACTTAGAAGACCCACCCAAAGTTATTCTAGATGAATCACAGTTTCTTCTGCAGGGCCACTTTTCTTATGAAGAAGGAAAACCTTATAGTGAGATAAGAAATGAAGGTTTTATGGTGCTTGGTGGTGGATCTGTTGAAACAGACTTTCCCGGGCAAATTTTTATGATTAACTATGATTTAATTAAAATACCAAATTTTGAAAGAGAAAGAAGATATGATAAACAAAAGAAACAAGAGGAGTTTAATATACCAATTCCAGAGGATGTAGAAGTTTCTAATATTAAAGAAGAATTTCCATTCTTGGAAAAAGAAGAGGCCTTTGATGCTCCTCCCAATAAAATCAAACCATTTGTTGAAAAACAATTTTCTAGTTTTCCATTTAGCTCAAAAATATCTTCCAAAGAATATATAAAACCAGGGGAAGCTCCACCTCCAGGGGTTGTTGTTTTTAGAGGTCCAAGAGGCGGTCATTATTTTATTCCGCCAAAAAAGAAGTCTGTTGAAGACCAAAGAGGGGCAAAATTTACTTTAGAAACTTCAAAAAAAGAAGCAGACTCATTTTTTGGTGAAGGTGGTTCAGATTTTCTAGCAGATGCTTACGCCGTAGACATTCCAGGCTATTCTACTAAAATTACTTATGCGGGACACAGAGATCCAATAAAACCAAGCTGGTCGAGCGACGAGGCAGCTAACTTTTTATATGTAATGATAAATATTTATGGTGATGATCATAAAAAAGTTGGTTCTATGTTACGAGAATTTAATAAAACCAACAAAGATCTTGAAGTAAACCATAGAGAATTTAAATTAGATGAAAGTCATAGAGGGAAAGGTATTGCTTCTTCTATATCACAGAATACCGAAGAAGCATATCGAAAAGCAGGAATTCGAAAAATTAAGCTTCTTGCAGGAGATGTTCACGGTGGATATGCTTGGGCTGTTCAGGGCTACGATTTTGATCCAGAATTTAATGATAAGTCTTTAGTATTATCTAGATTTCACAAGGCTATAAAATCTCTTGCTATTCGAGAAAGGCTACCACAGTTTGAACACCTCCAAAAAGAATTTCCAGCTATAAAAGTCGATGAAGCAAACCGAATGATTGAAGAAGTTAATAAAATGAAGCATTCTTGGGAGTTTGCTAGATATAATCCTTTTAATAACGATTACGGAAAGCATTTTGGGAAAGCAGCACTACGCGGAGTTTATTATTCAGCAGTGAAAGACTTAGACCCGACTTCTAAATCTTTCAAAGTTGGAAAAGCTTATTTCCTAGCTAAGAATAAGCTAAGAATTATGGGTGGATAAATGAAAAACGATTGGATGCATGAAGAAACTATAAATAATTTAAAATTTGAAGAAGAATTTCAGAAAGAATATCAAAAGCTCCAAGAGGAGTATGATCAAGAAAAGTTAGATAAGGCATTTCAAATTGAAATGGGTCGTCAAAAAGATCCGGACTTAGCAATGCAAGAAGCAAAAAGAAATCTTGAAATTGATCCCAGATTTTATGACGACGTGGAGGTTTAATGTTTTCATATAGACAGATTCAAATATTAAAAGATAAGTGTAAGAGGTGCAACGGTAATTTTACTAAAAATGAATATAATGTTTGGGTGTGCTTAATGTGTTGTCGTTCATACGAACAAGGATTTTTTGAATCTTTGCCGAACAGATCTAGAATAGGAGAGAGAAATGCAGATAACAAGTAAAGTTGAAAAGGGGGAAAGTACCACAAAATTTGTGGTACTTGGAGATAGACAGATTCCCTTTCATGACACAAGAGCAATTAGGCTTGCTCGTAGGGTTATTGAAGATTTTCAACCAGATTATGTAGTTGATTTGGGAGACGCCCTTGATCTTCCAGATCTTTCTACAAAATATGCTCCAAAGCCAGAACACAAAATGCAGTTTAAATCTGCATTAAGAATTTATAGAGAGCAAACAGAAAAAGAAATTGAAGCTTGTCCAACAGCAAAAAGAATTTGGATTGCTGGAAATCATGAACAGCGTCTTGAGAAATACGTTTCCGTTAAAGCAGAAGCATTATGGGAACTTCTTAATGATGATGGACCGCTAACTTTACCAAAGTTGGTTGGAATTGAAGACAAGGTTACATATGTTCAACCATATGGAGAAGCTTGGGCATATCGATGGCAAGGAGCAGAATTTCTTTTTAAACATGGAGACAGACATAATAAATTTGCTTCATCGAGTGAATTAAGTGATCTTCATACTAATGGTATTTCTGGTCATTTGCACCGAATACAAATGATGATGCAACAAACATATAGTTCTTTGCATGGTTGGTGGAGTAATGGATGTCTTTGTAATATAGAAGGTCAGAATTGTCCACCTGGATATATGTCTGGGACTGGTATGAGAAATTGGCAACAGGGATTAACAACAATCATTTTTTCAAATGAAAGACCTCTATTTTCAGTTTCTCCTTGGGTAATACATCGTGGTAAAACGATTGTTAATGGTAAAGTTTATATTGATACTGGAGGTAAATAGAGTTATATAATAGAATATGGATAAACGTCGATGGAATCTCATTTCCGAAAAAATGAGAGAAGCATTACTAAAAGCCCTTCAAGATACAGGAAAAAAGATTTTCGATAAGTCTCAATCTAATATTTCAGATGATGAGTATTTGAAGTCTACCGGAAGTATTGATTTAAAAGAAGATGGGTGGAAAATTGAATATTCAGATCCACTTGCTTTAGATAAAGAATTTGGTACTCCGAAGCAGCAAATTAGGGGATCTCAAACATATGAAGTAGCTAGTTATACTCGACAAGGTTATGTAAGAAGTAATGGAGCGATTGTACCACCTCATACTGTTAAGGGTTATTCTGTAACTTTAGAAGATAAAAAAATAATTTCTTTTATAGATAGAGGCAAGAAGGAATTTAGAACAATTTCAGAAATTAAAGAAAAACAAGGTAAATTCTTCTTAAGTAGTGCTATTAATGAAGAACTAAAAAATGAATTACCAGATGATATAAAGAAAAGAATAGAGGAAATTAAACTATAGAAAGAGGAAAAATGATGTCAGAACGATTAACAGAAAATCAAAGATATACTATAACAGTGACAGATAATCAAAGATACATTATGGAAAGGGCAGCAAGAGTTGTACGTGAAATTCTTGATCTTGTCGAAGTATATGCTCCTGAAACTCCACAGAGAGAAAAATTAAAGCAACTAATGGAAAATTCAATTTATGCATTTCGAGATGACATGCTAAAGAAGTTTACAATTACAAAACCAGCTGGTCAAAAGGAGACATCTTAATTATGTGGATGATTGAGAGAAATAGTAGTTTAAAAAGCGATCAAGTTCAAGGAACTTATGAATATTTAGCTTCAGTTCATAGAACTTTGTTCCTTTATGGGCCAGTTTTTGGCTTACCTCAACGAATGGATGCTTTTAATGCAAGCTCTCTAGCCGATACCATTTTGGCTATGGGAAAATTTGATTCGTCAAGACCAATCAAATTAGTATTAGATTCTGAAGGTGGATCAGTTCGTGATGGATTGGTTCTCTATGATGCAATTAAGATGAGTCCATGTGAAGTCTGGACATTTGGAAGAATGTGTTACTCCATGGCTGCCGTACTTCTTTCTGCTGGCACCAAGGGTAGAAGATATGTATATCCAAATTCCCATATTATGCTTCATCTTCCTTCTGGTTCGACTCAAGGGGATGTTGAATCTGTTAAGATATATACAGATGAACTTAAGAAGACAAAAGATGTTCTCGTTGATCGATTAATAGAAAATGGAGTTAGACATAAGAAAGCAAAAATTATGCGTGATATCAATCGAGAATATTTTATGACTGCTAACCAAGCTATAGACTATGGAATAGCCGATAAGATTGCTAGTCAAAATGAGCTTTATTAAAAGGGGCTCAAGGATAATAGATTAGGTGTCTAAAATAACGGAGTTTACACTTCTTCGGATGTTCGAGGATTTAAAAACAGACGAAATAAGATCAGCAGATCTTCAATTAGCCTCACAAAACCTTTTACCAATTATGAAATCTAAAGACGGTTCATTTTCGTCTAACGCTTCAGTCGTTACTGAGTCTATTGACAAAATGATAGACGATGAACCGTCTTTCAGATTAGTTTTTCCAGATGGAAATTATAAGTTTTTCAAATCGGAGATTGGAAGACTTTATAAGAAATATGATAATATAGATATTTTTGCAAAAGATTTTGATTCTGATATTATTTTTTTGGAAAAAGCACAAGTTGGTAAAACAACTAAACAAGATATTTTTAATTCAATAAGTGAATATGAAAGACGTTTTAATGCTGGTTTTGCTTCTCCGGCTGAAATTTTAACGTTGTATAGATTTTATCCTGATAGACCAGAATTTCAAAAGGCCGCAACAGAAATACCTATGGAACCAATGGTTATTGGTGGGCCGGCTTCTGTTGCAATTGTAGATAAAGAAGGTCATTTGATAACTACTGAAGCTCTTGATGAAGCCTTTACTAATTTTATGAAAAATCCACGGACAAATAATTTAAATGTGCTTCATTCTGATGTTCAAATTGGATGGGGTCTACCAGCCTATATTAACCGTTCTGGTCAAGTATTTAAGTCTGGAGTTGACGAAAAAGGGTTATATTTTATTGCAGAATTAAGAAGTGATGATTTTCCAGTTTCCAATAAAGTTAAAGAACAAATTGAAAAAGGAAAAATTAGAAGTTATTCGATTGCTGGCTCAGCTTTGAAAGTTGACGAAATAAATACTGAAGATGGTAAAACGGTCATGAGAGTTAAAAAATTAGCATTAGCTGAAATTACGGCTTGTGAAAAAGGAGTCAATCCTGGTGCTCATTTTGATATCTTAAAAAGTCATTATCATCCTGAAACTTCTTGTGTAGACGGAAGTTGTTTAACGACTGTTGGAGTAAAAATTACTGGAGAAAAAGATGGGCAACCATTCGTAGCAGAAGTAATGGAAGTTGCCGAACAAACTAAAAATGAAGATTTTGGTGGAGAAGGTTTTCGTCCATCTGGGGAGGTTGCTATGAGTGGCAATGAAATTTTGAAGGGGTCAGCAGTATCTAAGCTAGAATATTGGGTACAGAAAAATCTTAAGGGTAATGGATTTCTTTTAGAAGATGTTCTTGAGGGTGGCTATAAAAAGCGACAAAAATTTAATGAAGATCAATTAAAGCGTATTGGAATGCCAAAAAACGACAAGAAACTCATTGAAGAAACTAAATTAGATTCTGATAAGAGGTATTGCGAGCCAGGAAAAGTTTCTACTGGCGGGCAACTTTCAACCCAGAAATCAAGTTCTTGAGGTCAACATAAGTAGATTGACTGTATATGTCAATTAGATGAAAAGTATGATATAATTCTTCCAAAGGGAGAAACATATGCTTGATACAAAAGAATATTGCGAAGGTTCTATGATGTTTGCTGATCAACTTAAATTTGTTGGCTCAAAACAAGTTGAATGTCCAAAATGCAAAAAGGGTGTTTCTATTAAGTTTAATGGAAAGCTTAGAAATCATACAGCTAGTAAACTTGAAGAAATAACTGAAACTGAAATTCAACTAAGTGAGTTTGAAGACGACGATGAATACAAAGAGCCATCATTTGAATTCTTTGATTTTAATAAGGCTATGAAAAGAGCTCCTAGTGAGCAGGCTATTCATAGCAATATATATCCTATTGTGTACGGAGAACCAGTTAAGAGAGAACTTAATCTTGAAAATAGACAATCAGTTAGAATAATTAGAGGACAAAAAGTTTTAATTGGAAAGATTGGAGTAGCATTTAATCATAATAAATCTTGGGGTCATATAGACGTAAAGCTTGAAGATGGTAAAAGTGTTTCGATTAACGATTGGGATGTTGAGGTAGTTAAAAATGAAGTTAATAAAGAGTTATGATGATCGGCCAGATAATATCTCATGTTCAATTCAAGGTTGCGATAAGCCAATTAAACTAACTGAAGGCGTGTATTATTATGATAATGGTAATAAAGTTGCCCATATTAGCCATCTCGAAGAAGAACTTGAAAAGTTAGACAGCATTTCATAATTGTTGTTTTTTGAAATTTTCTATAAAGGATAGAAAAAATAATGGGAAACTGGATGAATCGTGACAGAAAAATTAATAGCCGCAAAAAGATTTCAAATTTAAATCATAAATATGAAGATATTGAAAGAATTCAGAAAAAAAGAAAGAAGAAAAATCTACGGATAATTGAAAAGCTTGAAGATGAATAATTTTTAAGTTTTTAATATATAATAAAATAGACAAGATAAAAGAAGATGGACCAGAAATGGTCCATTTTTAATTTGTCAAAAAAATTCGTGGACGGATATGGCAAAGACCACCCTCGAGAGAACTACGATTTTTATTTAGATTGGAGGAAATGAAGAATGGCAGAAGAATTTAGCACAGAACTAAAGAAAACTCTCGATGGAGTAAATTATGCTCTTGCAGCCCAAGCCGAAGTTCTTTCCAAGATGGATGCTCGTCTTTCCAAAGCAGAAGAGGAAGAGCAGCGCCAAAAGGAAGAAGAAGAAGAGGCTATGGCTAAATCAGCTTTCATGAAGGAAGTTGCACTTTCAGTTTTTAATATGCTTAAGTCTGTTGATCAGGGAATGGACGTTTCCATGGAACCTCGTCCGGCAAAGGCACCGTCTACTATGTGGCCAATTAAGGGTGACTCAGAAGATCCAGCAGAAGATGCTGATCTTGACACCGCTACTGAAAATGTTCAGAGAACAATTCAAGCCTCTGCTGGTGGTGCTGGTACTACACCTATTAGGAAGAATGCACCCCCGACAATGGGGGCTGCGGTTCCACCGGCAGCTCCTATATCCGCTCAAGACACAGCACCTGATGAGGGTGAGGGTGAGGACGAGGAAGAAGAGGAAGTTGGTGCCAATGAATACCCAGTTCGAGAAGAGGAAGGAGAGGAAGAGCCAGAGGAAGAGCGTGGTGGAATGATGGATAAAGGAATTTATGCTGCAATGAAAGCAGAAATCGCCGAGCTTAAGAAGATGATTACGGACATTCGAAAGAGTGAAGAACCATCTGAAGCTGTTAGAGCTGAGCTTGCGAAGTATGGATTCCGAGAAGCAAAGACGGGTCTTCAGAAACCGAAGTTGATTAAGTACGACAACAAGCCTCTTGGGGCAGACTTGGGAACTACTATCAAGAAGGCACAGACACCAGAAGATGTAGTAGAACAGTTATCCAAGATGAGCTACAGTGATCTGATCAAAGCTGATCTAGAAGCTCGCCCACTTGACCCTGAAGAGGGATTGCTTAAGTCACTCTCTGGAAATCTAACTAACTAATCTTTTTGGAGGAGTTATTTTAAATGGCCAATACAAATTTAAGTTCATATCTTGCTGAAAGTCAGCGCGGCCGCTCACTTTTGCAGCAAGTGTTCGGAGAAAACTGGTTGTCTAAGCAGACCTTTTTCACGGTCGATACGGCAACTGGAATCTTTAATACAACATACGGTCGCAAAGTGTGGCAGGCACTCAACAACCAAACCCGTTTCTTTAATGCAATACCTCGGGTAACTTGGGGAAATGTAGCTGGTTGGCGTGTGCGTGATGATCGTGGTTCGGGAAGATCTCGGCCAATTACAGAAACCGGGTCACTTCCGACAATAGATGTTTCCAACATTAACACGGTAAGCTCGCTTCCGAGAATTGTTGGTACGACTTTCGGTGTTTCAATCAAGTCCGTGTTTACTGCTAACCTAGAAGGTGGTGTTGGAGACGTGCTTGCCATGGAACACGAGAATGCAGAACGTGACCATGCTAAGGAAATCAACGAGGAGTTGCTTGCAGCTGCCGGAAGTGTGGTTTCTGCTGGTGCTGCTACAAGCTTTACGGTTCCAGCGGCCTTCGCAAAGAACTACAAGATTGGTGACGCAGTCTCCCAATGGGATGACAGTGCCAATGATTGGATCAGAACAAGTGGTTCTGTTGTTTCAGCGGTAAACACGTCTACAGGTGTGGTAACTGTTGCTACTGGTACTGCTTTTGCCGACACTGACTTGGCAACAATCTATTCTAGGGCTGGATTTACCTCCCTTGATGACATTGTAAATGAAGATGGTGCAAGAATTAGTGGTGGTTCAACAAATGCAAACTTTGCTGCAAATGGTGGAGTTAGAGCATACGACCTCACTTTTGGTGGAAGGGTAGCGGGAACCTGGAATGCAGGCGCTATTGTTTCTCATAATGCCGGTGTTGGTCGTTCATTGACCCTTAACCTTATCGATAACAGCATCCAAAACATTCGTCAGAATGGTGGAGATCCAAAGCTTATTCTTATGGGACATGATCAATATTTCCACATGGAAAGATTGCTCAATGCTCAACAGCGTTACCTCGGCGTTGAAGAATACCAAGTAGGAATTGGAAGTGAGAAGACATTCCCTGGAACAAGAACAGGACTTGTTCTTGCTACATACCAGGGTATTCCGATTCTAACAGAACCGGATGCTCCTCAGAGTGTATCGACGGGTGATGTAGTTCTTGGTCGAAACGTTTACGTTCTCGACACTGATGCCCTTGAGATTGCCATCGCGCAACCAACGAGATATATTGAGAACCGTGACTACTTCGCTGCTAACCAGCTGGTAGTTCGTGGTTTGCTCTTTACTCTTGGTGAGCACCGGTGCACCAATATCTGGGTACAGGCAGCAATTAAGGATTTGTCCGCATAAAATTCTTTAAAAGAAAAATTAAACTCCTTCCATTTTCTTTGATTATGGAAGGAGTTTTTATTTAGAATTTTTTATAAAAGCTCTTATTATTTTATATAATAAAAAAGAGATAGATAAGGCTAGTGTCTTATCTATTTTTTATTTACCTACAAAATAGGAATATGTATGGAATGATGTGAAATGCTAATGATTCATTTGTCAAATGCTTTGCAGAGTTTAGACGTCAATACAAAACAGCTAGTGGGTGAAGTTATGACCCATTTAGAAGCTGCTTTGGTGGATCAACCTGAAAAGCTAACCCCACTAAAGACGTCAATAAAAAGAGCAATATGGCGAAAAAATCAAGACCTCCAAGCCCTGTTTAATTCTGTTGTAGTTAAACAAGAAGATGAAGGTGAAAAGTAAAGAAAAATGATAGACTTTCTTGGAGGATTTTTATATGGCAAAGCATTCATTTAGATTACAAGATGTTACGGGGGATGCCCGTATTCTTGCTCGTTCTGCGTATGGATATGATTGGAATTATTTTACAGACGATGAAGTAGTAATTTTTGGTACAGGAGATGATGGCCAATTATTGTGGTCTACTGCAGACGCATCGAATAATGCCCTCGTCTTAGCTCTTGGAGATACAAATCAGTCTTTGCATATAACAGATGTTGAAGCAAAGTCTACTGACTGGGATGTTTCCGCTGAAACTAATCCGACATTATACATTCATAGCAACACGACCCCGGCTACTGATTATTTAGCTATTGGTCGACATGATGGTACAACAGGATACATTGATATGGTCGGTGGTACTACTCTTGCAATGCAAATTTCTGGCTCTACAGTTGCTAGTATAACCTCTACTTCAGTTACGGTTAACGGATCACTTACGTCGTCTGCGTCAATTAGAGGTGTTGGTTATTCGACAGGTGCTGGTGGCACAATAACACAACAAACGGGCAAATCGACTGGAGTGACCCTTAACAAGGCTACTGGGCAAATTACTATGAATGGGGAAGCTCTTGCTGCTAGTACTACAATTTCGTTTACTTTGACATGTAGTGCTATTGCGGCAACTGACATTGTTCTTTTGAACCATATTTCTGGTGGAACAGCTGGAGCTTATACATTAAATGCTCAAGCTGGTTCTGGATCTGCTTTAATTAACGTTAGAAACGTAACATCTGGTGGTTTATCAGAAGCAATTGTTATTGCTTTTGCGGTTGTTAAAGCAGTAACTTCATAAAAAACTAATAATTCTTTAGGGCAGGAATAAAAGTTGGATTTTTAATCAAGATAATGTTGAAAACAAAAACTAAACTATTGTTCCTGCTCTAAGTAATTGGAGAAGTAATTTTTGTAAGAAATTAAAATAAAACTTAAACTAAATGTAAAGACATTGAAGTTCTATAAAGAGAGATGAAATGAAAACAAAGTTTGCAATTAAAGATAGACTTCTTATTTTTGCTATTCTTCCAAAAGAAGGAGATATTCTAACATTAAAGGCAGTTAAAAGTCTTCGAGAAGAGTTAGCTTTTACGAAAGAAGAAAAAGTAAAATTTGATATTACCTTTGATAAAGAAATGGGTAAATATACTTGGAACGAAGAGAAACCTTACGAGAAAGATTTAGAAATTACAGATGAGCAGAGTCAATTAATTTCATCTGAATTAGAAAGTCTAAATAGACAAAAAAAACTAAGAATTGAACATATAGACTTATATGAGAGATTTTGTCAAGAGGAGTAAGTAGATTGTCAAATCCGGGTGATTATACGAATGTATCTGTAAGTATAGCTAGATACATGGAGCGTCTAGATAATTTTATTGAATCTCAAAATCAAATGAATAAGCAACTTATATCAATGAACGAGGATCTCTCAAAAAAAGTAGAAGGTCTCGCAGAATGGCGAGACAAAATATCGGGTGGGAAGATTCTTCTTGGGGGCATTATATTCTTGATTGTGAACGCTGCTGTAATCTGGGGTCTTGTGAAGGGGTTCACTAACTAAAATGAATTCAGTTAAAGTAGTAAAACTTCTTAAATATCAACGTCCTAGTAGAGGTCTTATAAAAGAAGCCGATGTTGTACCTTCAGCAAAAGCCGGAAAAGTCGGTGGAGAAGCTACAGCATACGAAAAAGATAGCATAATGAAACGAGTCGAGTTTTTAGAAAAGTTAATAAAAGCTTTGGAAATGGAGAAGAACTAATATGTCATTAATTTCAGAAGAAATTGGAGATGGGTCTGTATGGGAAATAGATCCTAGTACCAGGGAAAGTCTTCATCTTTGGAATAAATATATCCCAATCAATAAAACATTAGCGGTTGCTGGGACTGCAGAAGATTTAAGCAATTCAACAACTCCTGATGAAGCTACAGTTAATTTAGTTACAAACCCATCATTTGAAACTGGATCCCCTCCGACTGGATTTGTTGCTAGTGGGGCAACTTTAGCTTCTACTCAAAATTCTCCGAGAACTGGGTCTGACGAAATACAAATAACTCCCAATAATGCTGCAGCCAATGAAGGTTTTTATTGGTCTACTCCAAAAATGGGTGCCGGAGGAGCTACAGTTTATTTAGTAGCTTCTATTTATGTTCGTGGTTCTGTTGCTGCAGGAAATGCTGTTATTCAAATTAGAGATTCTTCTGGAACTTTATTGGTGGAGGGTACTCCTGTTAGTTTGACTGCAAGCTATCAAAGAATTTCTGTTCGATATGTACTTCCAGCTGTTGCAGCTGCATATCGAATATATGTAGTTACAAATACACAGAATGGTTCTATTATTAGAGGAGA